GTAACATCTTCAGTTTTATTTACATCCAATGCTTTTTGTAAATCCTTTATACCCTTAACTGTCAGTTGTTTGATCTCCACTTCCTGTTCCAGAAATGGTACTTTCTTCGTTATTTGTATTATTTTTATATGTTTCATTATTTATTTCCCCTAAAGGTTTTTGATATAAATGTTTATTATTCGATTCAAAGTCTTCCATCATTTTTCTAATTTTATGTAAAACGTCTAATGTTTCAAAGACTTGTTGTTTATCCTCTACATCTTTTAATCTATCATAAGTTTTTCTTATGGATGTACCTATAGATTTTTTTATATGCAAAGAAGTTATTCTTAATACATAATATTTATTAAATGGTTTATCCATGATTTTTATCCTATACAATTTAATTAAGCTGGGCATTTAAGCCCAGCCTAAAAATTTTATTATGCGTCAGCAAACGGACCAGTATAGTCAGTTGAAGTACTTAAAGTCAAAGTTGCCTGATTAGAATCAGTCAAATTTGGAGATACTTCAAAAGAAGCGACTTGTCCTTTTACATAAAATGCAGCATTATCACCTGTAGATGCGTTTTTAACATCTAGTTGAAATACATATGTGTTTCCATCTTGAACTAAACCTTGAATAGTATCATGTACAGAAGGTACATAATTCAAAGTAAATTCCAATGTTGGAGCATCAGCTTGTCCTTGGATCTGTGAACTTACAGATTGTCCATAATTTGGTACGTTAACAATGTTAGCGGGTTTACCAAATGAAGGAAATTCTCTGATGTTAGTAACTTCAGTTGCACCATCAAAATCACCTGTACTAGGAGTTATAAACGCCTGGTGTTCAGAATCATTTGTTGGTAATGTGTAGCTACTATCAGCTTTGTATTTTAATTTAGTGAAAATACCAGCACCTATATTTGAAATTAGAGCCATTTTTTGTTATTCCTTTATATTATTTTTGGTTAAATTGATCTGAAATTGACCGTATAATTCACGTTAAATAAACCTGAATCTTTTGTGTCAATTCCAATGTTTGTTATAAAGCTATTAGTTGTTTGTAGATATCCAGAGATTACTTCTTGATCTAATAATGTTTTTAACATATCAGCAATTTCATATGCACGTTTCATACCTGCTCCAGCTGGAACAAATATTTGACATACAATTTGACCGTTTGCTATTACATCTTTATAAGCTAATTCTGAAGAAAATGGTAATACAGAAACTCGTATCCATTCATCAGCATTAATTTCCCCTTGATAATTCGCAGGAAAAGCTTTTACATTATTTGATGTCCAAGCGCTAGAGGCAAACAAACCTTCAACAGCTGTCAATAATTGTGATATTGTAGCCATTATGTTTCCCTTCCAACAGTTAAATTAATAATATAATTGTTATCTTCAAACTTATTTATTTTCCAAGTCTTACCTCTCATTACAATATTATCGTAATTATCAATAAGCTTAGAATCTAAATTAGCCGAGTCAATCATTAAATTACATTCTAACCTAGGTTTATCATCATTAGTTCTAAATTGATTTTCAATTACAGCTTTAACAGTAATTGATGTATCAGTAGAACTAGTAACAGATTGTGTAGCAAAGTCATAAGCAGTTACATTTTTATTTGTAAAAGTTATATCTTCACCAATATCACCTATAGTATCAAATGCCATTTTTACATTATCTTGAATTAGTTTATGGTAACCCATTAGGCACCTCCACTAACTTTAACTCCCCTATTTGAGCTTTTATTAGCTGGATCTTCATATTTAGCAATTAATCTTTGAATTGAATCAGGTAATTGTTTAAAATTACTTAATCCAGATCCTAAATCAAAAGTTAAAGAAATAGAACCAACAGATAAATCTTTCAATCTAGGTGAACCAGATGATTGATCCTCTATTGTGCTCATATTTTTGATCAAGTGTAAAGCAAGCTCATAGGTCGCTTTTTTGATATCTTCAGGAATAGTTCCCATAAACTCAGAAGTATCATCTCTATCATCTTCTAAAGTTTCATAACCACCAGATTTATTATTCCAGTAAGTAATGTCTCTAGGCCATGATAAAGGATATGAGGCAGTAGGCTCAGCCGTACCACCCCAATCCAAGTCATTGAGAATTCCTGTGGCTGTTACTAAAGCTCGTTCAACAGTTTCATCTGTAGCACTATCCCAAGCAGTTTGGTTTAGCCTATCATAAAAGTATTGTTCAGCTTCTATAATAGTTACAAATGAATTGATTCCTTTTTGTAAAGCCATTATTTTTCTCCGTATCTAATAGTTATAATATTAACCGTGATAAATTGGGAATAAACCAATTTGGTTAACGTTTGTAGCATGAACTGTCCAGTTTGTACCTAGAGCAAGGTCAGTATTTGAAGGATATGCAGTTGCAGATCCAGCCCATGAGAATCCTTTCGGATGCATGATATTACCCCATCTAGATAAAACAGTCACAAGACCACCACCATTACCAGCTAGTTCATCTCTTTCAATTGCAGTTGGATTAACCTGTGCAATATCACTGTAATGTACAGACCCAGCTTTTGCTAAGTAAGAAACTTTTAAACCTGCAGGCATGTTTGCAGTTAATGATTGGTTATTAATAACAAGTCTAATTTTTCCACCAAGAATAGTAGAGAAATTGAAGTTACCGTCTACAACTGGAGCAACATCAAGAACGTTTTCTTTTCTCATAATGTTGTAAGTTGCAGTGTCTACTACTAAGTAATAGAAAGGCTCTTCAAATTCACCCTTAACTTCAGTGATAGCATCTAATAAAGTATCAAAGAAAGTACTTCTTGATTGGCTAGCACCAGTAGAATTAACAAATAGTGGATTTGGATCATCACTAGCATCTGAACCAGTGTAAAAACCAAAAGTACCAACTTTTGCAGCAGCATCAGAAGTACCAATTGTAGTTGCGCCCCAAATTTTGTCAGCAACACCATTTAGGATAGATCTTAATTGTAGATCTTCTCTTCTTGCTCTAACTGAAGCAAATTGAGAACCTAAGTATGATAAACCATCAACTTTTGAGATTAATTTTTGAATTGATAATTCTTGTGCAGCAATATGATCAATATTTTTGATGTATACTGCTGATTTGTTTGACACTGACATTTCATTAATATCTTTATCAGCAGCAGTTTCATTTTGCTTATGATAAGTAGTAGGGTCAGAAAAATCTAACCATCTTAAAGTACCAGTGTAATTTTCACCTGAGTCATTGATTCTAGCGTCAGAACCAACTAATGCAGTTGATGTTAATAACGCAGCATCAGCTCTTTCAGCTTGTTCGTAAGCAGAAATAGCCTTAGCAATGTTATTAAAGTTTGAACTTATTACAGCCATTATATTTTTTCCTTTTATTATTTAATGCACATTTGTGCGGTTATTATTATAAAAGATCAGTCTATTCAGACCAGTCTCCGTCAACTTTAATTTGCCCTTTTGCAACAGCATTAAGCAATTCATCGGTTGACATATCTTTTATAGATGTGACAGGATTGGTTCCTGTGCTGGGTTTAGCTGGATTAATTCCAGTACCCATATTTGCTTTAACAGAAAATAAAAATGCATTATTTTCATCTTTAGCATAATTAGACACTGTCTCACTTATACTTAGACCACTTTCATGCACCCAATTTCCTGTAGCGTCTTTCTTTAAACTGTTTACAATATCTGAATAAGCCATATTAGCTGCTTTTTCAGATTTAAAGTTTAAAGCATTAAGCTGAGTACGCACGGCATTATCTCTGCTCAATTCTGTGTTCTTTTGTTCATATTGTTCAAGTCTTTGATTAAGCTCATTTAGTTTCATTTGCATAGCTTCAGCATGTTTACCTTGTTGTTCAAGGCTAGAAATTTCAGCTTGTCTTTTCTCTTCTTTAATTTTTTCTATTTGACTAATAGCTTCATCTCGCTCTTTATATGCATTGTCTAAATTTACTTTTATATTTTTTATAGCTTTAGAAACTTCTTCATCAACCATTTGTTTTATATCTGGTTGTTTAGTTTCTTCAGTTTTTGTTTCTTCAACTTGTGTATTTTCAATGTTTT